CCTATCTTATTGGTATACGATGAGGTGTTAACTTGTAGGTCGTAGTTCAGCGTTGGGTAGGTAGCGGAAGAAAACGTGATTGCGGAACCGTTAACGTAAATCTTAACCCTATTTGTATCAGTAGCTTGGGTCGTATCAACCGACAGCGCAATGTGATACCACGCTGAAACGTCTCTGAATACAGCATTGGACTGCAATGTGGGAGTTGCGCCTAAACCGTGCGACTGGAAACGGAGTCCATCTTGGTAAAATGTCAGCAGCGCATAATTTGAACCACTCGCCTCGGATGCCCAAATTGTTTCGTAGCCAGTTGAACTGAGGACACTCCGCTTAACCCAAAGGCTGAGAGTAAATGTTGTCTGACTGCCTGACGAACTGGGTGTGCGTGTTAGGATTGGTGAATCGCCGCCATTAAACCGCAACGACTTCGTGACCACATCTGGTACTGCTGCTGCTCCGGCTGGGATTATGCTGTTGTTGAATATCGCCATTAAGCGAGGGCTTTAGTTGTGGACAGATAGGTGTTAGTGCCATCGCACAAGTACGAGATAAGAAACGTGCCAGCCCCGCCTACTGTCGTGAGGAAATCTGAATCAACCTTCGTCGTGCTAGAGGCAGCGAGTGTGTGCGAGTAGGCGGAGCCGTTGATTAGCTTGATGAATCCGCTCTGACCCGACACCTCGTTAGTGAAGTCAATCGCCACCGCCGCCGCAGCCGTACAGAAGAAGTTCTGCCCAGCGTTGAGGTCGAAGCTGCCGTCGTTGTCGGTGACAATGGTGGCACGTTGAGAGCCAGTCCACGTCTGGTCAGCGGTGAGGTCGTAGTCTGCGCCATCAGTTCCGTTGGTTCCGTTGGTTCCGTTGGTTCCCGCCGCACCGTCAGTTCCATTCGTGCCATCCGCACCCGCTGCGCCAGTTGCACCGTCAGTCCCATTGGTTCCGTCTGCACCCGCTGCGCCAGTTGCACCGTCAGTTCCGTTAGTCCCGTTAGTCCCGTCAGCACCAGTTGCTCCAGTTGCTCCGTCTGCTCCAGTTGCTCCGTCTGCTCCATTCGTACCATTCGTACCATTCGTACCATCTGCACCCGCTGCACCAGTTGCGCCATCTGCGCCCGTAGCTCCGTCTGATCCATTCGTACCATTGGTTCCATTTGTTCCATCTGCACCAGTAGCACCAGTAGCTCCCGTAGCTCCGTCCGTACCATTAGCTCCATCGGCTCCCGCTGCACCAGTAGCTCCTGCCGCGCCAGTTGCTCCGTCTGTACCGTTAGTTCCATCTGCTCCAGCGGCTCCAGCGGCTCCAGTTGCTCCCTGCGGCCCCGTTGCTCCCGCTGCTCCCGCTGCTCCGTCCGTACCGTTAGTACCATCTGCCCCATCTGCTCCGGTGGCTCCCGCTGCTCCGGTGGCTCCGTCCGTACCATTAGTTCCCGCCGCACCATCGGCTCCAGTAGAACCATCGGCTCCAGTTGCACCCGCCGCACCAACCGCGCCAGTAGCACCAGTAGCTCCTGCCGCGCCAGTTGCGCCATCTGCGCCAGTTGCACCCGCCGCGCCCTCTTGGCCAGTTATATTGCTTTGACTCATATTGTTACCGCAGTAAACCAGCAATCGGCACTGCCCAAGGTTAGCGTTGTGTTAGTGGATGAGTTGGCAATGTAGATTCCGTTAGCGAACTCCATACCCCTCACGGGAATTTCGATGTAAAAGTTATCCGCCGCCCCGATGTAGAGTGGATGAATCTTGGGCGCAGTTCCGTCACTCACAGCCGATGCGCTATCGAACACCATAATGTACTGATCGGCAGCATTCTTGCTAGACCCCAAAAGCCCAAGCATCACTGTGCCGACTGCGCTCACCAGAAGGTCATTGTCCCAAGTTGTATTGGATTTGATCTTACCTACACTTGCTATATCTTTTCTCGCCATTAGTTACTCCATGCTTTTAGGATTTGCTTCTTGCTGTACTTGGAAGACCACCTGCTCCCAGTTTTGCATTCCTCGTTATAGTATCCCTTCATAACCCCTTCTTTCATGTTGGTGGGGTTTGAGGCGTTTCCAGTAAAGGAAGTTGGTTGGGGGTCAGAGACTCTGTGATACCCATTGGGGCATTTATCACGGTCTTTGAGTAACCGAATCTCTTCGATCCTGACACCAGACTTATTCTCATAAATGTAAATTGGCATCTTACACCTTCAAATTGTAAAAACCGGAGGGAGTTTCTTAGGCTCCCCCCAGTTGCGTTAACCTTTCGGCTTAGGAGTACGCAGAGCGCGAGCGCAGAACCACAAACCAGTTCGAGTTAAGAACCTTGGCGGTGTAGTACGCTTTCCAGCCGATTGTAGTTGTTTGGTTTAGAGGGTCACTCTTATCAGCCGTATCCGTAATAAGAACGGACGGTGACTTGGGCGAATCGCCAGCCAGAGCAGGGACACCAAAGGCATCTCCACCCATCACAAAGGACGAATAGATTTCGCCACCAGAGGTAACGTGTGCGCCCTTCGCGGCAGCGGCATCCTCAACATAAGGATTGGTGTCTTCAACGACTTTCACGCCATGAAAAGCACCAACCTCACCCTTGAACAAACCTTGAACAGCACTGTACTTATGGGCTTCGAGCCAATCAGTGTTGTTCATTAAGTCGCGGGTGACTTGAGGAGCGGCAATCATTACATAGTGACCACCAATTTGCGGAGCGCGGTTAATCTTCAGATTAGTCACACTGTCCAACAGGTCGGTAGCAGCAATTTTGCCGTTAGCGTCACTCAATGCAGCAAGTGCAGCCCAGTTCGCCGCTCCACCGGAGTAGCGTTTGGTGCGGTCATCGCTTTCGTCAGTGTCCCCGTTATTAACGAGTTCATCACGAATAAGCGTGTCGCATTTAAGAGCGGCATCTTCACCGTTAGTCTTGACTGCCTGAGACATGATATTCAACAACGAGGTTGCATTAAGAATATCCGTCACAGCGATCACCTGACCGATTTGAGCTAAGGTCGCATCGACGTTCTCAAGAGAAAGCTCACGGTAGTTGCTGCTGGAAATAGCAGTTCCCTCAGTGAGAGTCTGAACAGATGCGGTTGATGGCTCGCCAAAGCGGAAGAACCGAATCGACTTCGACCCCGAATTACGGGGCAATGGAGCCGTTTGGGCAAATTCCGCTTTTCGCAGAGCTTGTACAGCGTAGTCTAGTAATTGCTTACTAAAGTACGTTTGGTATTGATTTTGAATCGACGTAGGATTCGTGGTTGATACAGTAGCCATTTTATTTTAGTTACACTTTTTAATGCACTTGTACATTAGTAGCCTCCCGTGGCGTCCACTGCTTCTGCTTTCCTGCGTAACTCAGCAAACTGCTCTTCTGGAGATAGGTTGCCAAATTGAGGTGAGCCGCTTGGAGCACCCGATGGGTCGGAACCACCAATGGATAGTTTCGATTTCAGACTAGAGTTCTCTTGAGAGAGAGCCGTAATCTGTTCTTGGAGTTGTGACGAGCTACCGGCTTTCATTTGCATTGCAACAATATCTGCTGCATCCAGAATGCCACCCGAATAGGTAGTAAGTACGGCGCGTTCTTCCAGCATACCATTAACTGCTTTTCGGAAGGATGAACTATGATCTCGCAACTCAGGATAAGACTCAGATGCCTTATCAAAATTGCTACTCCATTCGTTTTTGAATGTATTGTCCATTCTATCAACCTTTAATCCGCGCTCATTGCTCCTCACCGCTTGGGCTTGTTCCTTGGCCTTTTCAGCAAGACCATGTTCGCCCTCGGCGGCAAAGTTCTGAGCAGCAGCTTCATAGTCTGCGGCAGTATGCCCGTCCTCATCTACATATTGTTCTGGCTTGGCTCGGTCATTCAAGGAGCTTCTCAGTTCCTCAAGTTGCTTTCGCTCTTCGGCAAGGCTCTCTTTCTCAGAATTGACATTACGCCAAGTCTCATTAAGACGCCTCTCCGACTTCGCCAGACGTTCATCTACAACTTCACTCTTCAGAGAACCATCATCTGCAAGGAGTTCGGGTTCAGGCTTAGAAACTTCTTCGGGTTCGGGAATCTCTTCCTTCTTCACCGCCGCAGTTTCGTCAATCTTATCCGGCTTAGGAGTAACTTCCTTCATGGCTTCGATTGCCTGTGCGGACTGAATGGCAGGGTGTTCCCCCTCATCATATCCAGACAACTTATCCTGTTCGGCAGCTAACTCCTGCAACCCTTCCAATGATAACACTTCGTTCTCTTCACTCATGGTTTATCTTTTGTGCATTTTATCAAGCAGCCGCGCACCGTGGCCACCTGTAGTGTGTCTACTGTTCGTTACCGCCACGACACGCCAGCGAAAACGTATGCCCTATTATTCGAGTTCATCAGGCGGACTTTCCTGAGCCTCGTAAAGTTCTTGGTTGGCCAAAGCTTCTACGCTTGTAACCGCCCCTCTGAAACCATTAGCAAATCCTGCCTCGAATTCAAGATATTTCTTACTCTCGATGCACCTTGCATTACCCCTGACTACCATATTACGCAGTATTAGGCTTAATTTCCTACCTGAACTAGAAGTTAAAAAGTTTGTCAACCTCTCTGAATCTTCTCTTTCCCACTTCGGTTCGTCAACCCAATCTACATGACGGGCAAACATAAGCATGGCTCTTATCTTTCTAAGCATATCTTTTTTCCTTTTCTCATGTTATCTCTTTTTAGCATTGGCTTTAGGTTGCTGAAGTGCCAACAGGCCTCCCACTCCCTACTATTGTTTGGGTTGAACGCATATATCGGTATGTGATGGTCTAAATGCCATTCCTTTCCGTAATTGTCCCAACTCATTTTCCCTCTGAACTGAACTTCTATGTGCCTAAATAAATGACTTTTACTGCACCCAACTAAATTCATGGTTCTCCTGCTTTTCCCGACCATAATGGAGTTCAGCCTAGATCGGAGATTAGCTATGATTCGTGCCGTTGGGTCTGATTGGAGCTTCTTTTTTCTCTTGGCGGATATTATGTCCTTATAGTTCTTGAAGTATCTTTTCTGAATCTTTCGGCAGTGATCCCAGTTTGCATAGTAATGCGCTGCGCGACGACTTTTGAGATCGTCACTGTTTTCTAAATAGTATTCCCGCTGCTGCCTTCGTACCTTATCTCTGTTTTTCTTGTAATACTCCCTGTTACGCAACTGCACCTTGGCCTTGTTCTTGCGGTAATACTCCTGACTCTTGCTCGGCTCCAACTTCATTACCCCTATCCTGCATTAACGATTCCGCTGATGTGGCTAATTGCTCTCTCATGGCCTTGGCTCCCTTTGCGTCAACCTGCTCGAACGCCTGTAAAAGCTGCTCGATTCTCTGAACAATGAGTTGCTGGGTCTTCTCTGAAATGTCCATCCCCTCTTCCATCCTGTTATCCAAGTATTGAATCAGTACGCCAATACGAATCTCAAACCGTTCGTTACCTCGTACCGGCACTGGGAATCCTGTCTCCATAATCGTGATGTTATTTGCCTCCTCAAGTGCTTCGTGCTCCTGACGCATATTGGCATCCATGAACATTCTCCGCACTAGGCTTGGGTCATCCAGTTCCAGAATACTTCGATCCAATTCAGCTTGGTTGATGAAAGGTGATCCCGCGAACAGTTGCTTGCGAGCCATTGCTTGCTGAAGCTTCATTGCTCGGTTCTGACTATCCGGCCCACCTTTAGGCTCAATAACATAGTCACCCATAAAGGCGTCCACATCTAAACGGCCCATATCTTCACGATAGCGAAACTCTAAATCATTCTTGTTGTACTGGAGGAACAGCGACCAAGTTTGACGGTACACTTCACCGAGGGACAGGCGGAACACTCTGGCTCTCAAGTCATTAGACTCTGCCATCATTCCGCTAATCGCATTGATCTCCGTAGCCGTTCGCCTATCTCCCTTGTCGTAAGTAGACTGTACCCCGAAATCTGGCATACCAATTCTCTGCTCCGCAATGTGGCGAGTGGCCTGAATCTCCGTGTCCCAGCTAATCGGGGGCGGAGGCATTTGTACAGGAACAAGACCAACTGGAAGTATTTGGCCGGGATGGTGGCGTATGTTTGCAGCGTTAGGGATGTCCCTTTCTGATCTGAACATCGGGCTATTGTACAATGTCATCGCATCGTGCTTATCATTCCACATCTTACACAGCGATGCCTCGAACGGTGCTACGATCTCACAGACCCCGCGCGGTGAATACCATCCCTTGTCCTTTATCTCGTAACTAAAGTCCACAAATGGGTACTGGTCGTGATTGTAGTCCAGTTCCATCGTTTCCCGTAAATTCATATCAGGGGCTTCTGGGCAGAACGTCTGAACAGTAACCTTCCCGTCCATCTTCTCGTAAACCTCCCAGACAATTATCTTAGTCTTGTCCGATTGGTAGTTAATGCCTTCCCGCCTTAGAGTCTTGATCTCCTTCTCCTCAGAGTTGCCAACACGTCCACGCTTGCTCTGAAGTAAGTTAACATCCACGTCGGAAAACCGCTTATCATTCTTAAAGGATTCTAGGCTCATTTGCATTATGTGCACAATACGCTCGGAGTCCTGAAGAGTTTTAGTTCGGTCTGGAACTATGACCATCATTGGGTCAATGGCGTCGAACTGAACCTTTTTCTTGTCCGTGTCCCAATACACCTTAACTGTTGAGCGTCCCGCCATCAGCCCGTGGTCAACCCAAGTCAGGGCTTCTGTCAGGAAATTAGTCCTCTCCTTCATCTGGTAATCGAACCAACGCTCCGCAGTAACGGTCATCCCTTGATCTTGTTGGCGCATAGGAACAAAGGACGAAATCGTATCCATGCCCACAATCTGCATAAAGTAAAATGGCTTGAGTCTCTCTAGGATGGAATCGGCCATTGGGAAATGGAGGTCGGCAGCATTCTTCCACGGCTTGTTTTGCCTACGGAGTCCCTGATGCCTCATCTCGTACCAAAGTGCCTGACGCTGCTCCCATTTGGTGCGGTCTTTGATGTCCCTGTTAATCGCTTCGTGAAGTTCTGTTCTATCAGTCATTCTTAGTTTTCCTTATCTGCTGCTTTCCAGCTTTCTTTCCAGTTCGTTTATGTAAGTCCCCAAGTCCCTTATCAGTGCTGCCCCAGCCTCTGTCTCAGTCGCGTCCTCCATCCCCTGAAGATTCCTCTCCGCTATTTCCTGAAATCCGTTCAGCTTCACGCTTAGACATCCGACGCTCCCTAGCAGCAGCAATAAGCACATCAACACCTTTATCTTTTTCATCTTTTCTTTTCTGGGCCATTTGTGCTGTGGCTATATCGCCAAGCGACTCAACTGCGTCTATTAGTCTCGGCAGGGCAGCTAGGCCTTTTAATGCGGCCAGTATCATTTACCGTATTCCACCATGTTAAATGCACGGATGCTCTGTTTCAAGTACACCCAGAGAAAGTGTAGTCACGGAATCTCTCCGAGCACCATACGCACCCGCGCTTCACAATTCGTAACAACATGACCCACATAACTCAAGTTTAGAATTTCTTAAATACCACCACTTTCTCCTTCACGAAAATCCTCTCTCACAAGAAACTGAACTCCTGTCTCCGACTTCCTCCAGAATACTCACGACAGAGTAGAATAAAATAGAATAGAATAAAATAGAATAGATTATCACCTATAGTCCATTCGCCAGAGAAGCTTTGATATGTTGATGGCGGCTTCATCCACCCACTCCTCCTCCGATTTGCCCTTAATGGATGGGAACTCTGCGTGTAGGCATTCGTGGATTATAACCTCCATCCTGTATCTCCCTCTCAGCTTAGGGCTTATAGTTATGGACTTCTCGTTATCTGACGGGGCTTCGGGGTCACAGCACAGTCCATCAATGTCCTCAATGTATATACTAAACTTGCCCGTGCTGAAGTTGTGTGTGCGTATAGCCATTACCCTGCGTTCATTCCAGACACTCCATAACCGGAAGAGTATTCGCCCTCTTCATTCCAGATCAAATCAAACACACTCTTCCTCTTACTAATTACCGCAGAATTATTGATGCCGCCACATGATATGCACCCCACAACTGCATCGCCCCTATCTGGAGAGCTTACCCCCCTTGACCGCATATCATCCTTACTCTCAAGCATTAGCTTCCCTTTGCTGTTAGTTTTACCCAATCGAGTGGTTAGCTGCTCCACCATAATCTCATCCTCCGGTAAAATGACTTCGGCCTTCTCAATCATCCGAGCAGCAACATACCACATCTCAGCCCCCCTGTTTCCGTAATGACGATCATCGTATGCCCTAGACCCATTGTTTACCCTGTTCACGTTCCACCCAGCCTCACCCAAAGCATCACACATCGGGATTCCAAGGCCACCGGCATCCGCATATATCTGATCGGCTTCGAGTCCGTGCTTCCTGAACTCCATTATGAACCGCCCCACAGCGTCCATCGTGTTCCGTTCCTTCCAGCACTTCATTGGCAAAATCTCGTTACCCTCCCTAACGCAAAGCACGTTCTCATCCCCACCCGCAGCAAAATCGCAAAACGCAACCTTACCCTTCTTGTTCTTAGCTGGAGGGCTTTGATAACAGTGCTGAAGAGAGTTATAGGGAATTACCAAGTTGTCAGAGCCTAAGTCCATGAACTCCCCGTAAATCATCGACCTAACCAAAGGATGCTCTATCCCCCACTTCTCCGTCTGCTCATCAATCCAATCCTTCGGTATATGCGGACAGTCAAACGCCGTAACACTATGGGTACTCCAGAAACTTGCCTCCTTAGTAAACGACCTGTAGAAAGCACCGCTCGGCCCCCCAGGACTTGACATCACTAATAGCCTAGAAGGCTGGCAACGAGCTATCGCCTCATATATGGAATCAGGCACAGTCTTAGCCTCATCCACTATCATCATCAAATTATCACTCGGCCCCTGCCTGTGCCACCCCTCAAACTTACCAGCATCATTCGTACTAAAACCAATCGCCCTACTACCATTCTGATGCTCAATCTCACTGCTGGTTATACGCCACCCCTCGCCAAGCTTCGCAGCATACCCCCTCAATGCTGGCCATAGCTGATCCTCAACCTGTCGCCATACCCCAGCAGTAGTAATGGTAAGACTCTGAGGGAACCGTATCATGTGCCACAGGACTGCCGCTGCTGCGACCACAGCCGTCTTCCCTGAGCCGTTCGCCGCCTTCATAGCTACTCGTGACTCCTTGAAGTTTAAGTCCCTTAGAGCGCGAATCTGCCAATCATACGGCTTCAACCCCAAGAATAACTCTGGGAAGTTCTCCAAACTAGCCGCCCTACTAAGCAAAGCAGCCTTACTAAGTGGCTTGTCACTCTTCTTGGCTACGGATTTGCGTATTTCTTCAGCCGATTGCCTCGATATCTTCCCTGATTTCAAGGGTTTGCTCAACTTCAACTCCGGTTTTTTCATGCTGCGATTTTGTGATGGGGGTATATATATATAGAGACGACTATGGGGGGTGGTGGGGGTCACCTTTTCTTGACTGGTTCCGGTGCTGTGGCCATTGCGCGGAGGAGTTCTGGGGACACTGTACCTGATGCGGACTGTTTAACCTCCTGTTTCTCTGTCTTATTCCATTGTGCGTGGCGTCTCTCGAGTATTGCGATGGCAAGTTTACCGTCACGGGCGGCGTGTTGCTCAGCGAGGGACACCATTCTGTGTTCGTGGTCGGCGGAGGCCTTTTCCACAGCCAATCTCAGCGCGGGGTATTGACGCAGCCATTTCTCAATCTGAGGCAGTGAAACCTCCACGAATTTGCAGGCGGATGGGAGGCTGAGGCCATCGCGGACGGCGGCTGTGAGCGCATCAATCTTGTCAGCGGGAAGCGGTGGTAATTTGGTGGGTTGTGTGATTTTAGGCATTTCAATTAATTATTTTAACCTCACGCGTATTTATATATAAGGAAGAGAGGGGCTGCAAGGCTTTTCTCGGTGATAGCTGGTCATTACCGTGGCTGGCGGGTTCACTCCTCCCATTATAAAGTGGCTGATAGTAAGGCCAATCCGAAGGGAGGCGGGCGTAAGGTTTCTGCGTAAAACTTGTTGAAACTGGCAACCTCTTCGGAGGTGGGGCGCGTAATGGCGTTCCGGCTGTGAGTTGAGAGTTAGGGCGAATCAATAAATCCAAACTCGTTGAAGCTCGTGGCCATCCAAGCATCATCGTTGGCATAATCAAGAAAGAATAAATATTATGACAACACAGATTGAAATGTTAGAAGAAACCATCGACAAAGCGAAAGCAATCGAAATTAAGAAAGCGAAATATGTTGTTAAAGCGGCTGAGACGAAAGCGGCTGCGAAGGTCGCGAAGGAAGAGGCTGCTAAGGCTGTAACAGTCGCGGAGGCGGCGTTTAGGGCTGAGAAGAAAGCTCAGAATGTCAAAGCCTTGCTTGCCTTCAACCAGAAGTACGGAAACGAAAACTGGGACGGAGTGAATAGCAAAGACGAGACGCTGACAGTGTGGGCAGAGAGAGTGTGCTAGATTGAATAACCCGCTGGCGATGGTGCTTGGATGGTCATAAGGCCATTGGTGCAGAGTGCATCTAAACAACAAGACAGAGAGAAAAATAATGCCTAAAAACATTACTGAAACCGAAAAGGCAACTGATGTTGTCGTGGATAATGAAGCAACCATCTCAATCAAAGGAGGGTGGAAACAAGAATCCATCTCAATGAGGGTGGAAACAAACAGCAAAGATGAGTGGAAAGCCGATGTATTCGAGGCTGACCTAAGCTCGCTTGAGTTGAAAGACTTGAATAGCCTGTTTGACTCCTGCTGTTTGAGCAATACCGCGCAGTGCATCATTCGTAACTGGCATTCCAATGTGGAACTTGCCCCGAACGTCACGGAATGGGTTAGAAACCCCGTTACTGACGAACAGATTGAAGCGATTCAAGCTCCGTCCTTCACTCCTGCTGCGTACAAAAAGCAGTTTGCGGTGATGGATTTGGAGAATCGCAAGGTCAATCCTGATGATAAGGGCAACGTATCCGTGCTAGAAGTAACTGGCAAACGCTGGGATGCTGGCAAGGGTGAAGTGGTTGATACGATAGGCTGGAATGCTGCTGGACAAACAATGTTCAACGCGAAGCAGAAAAGCAATGTGTACAACTTCGTTATCCGAGCAGCGGCATCGTTAGGCATTGAGTCTGACTACCGTGACAACATCAAGGAGGCTGTGAAAGCGGGTTACCGCACTATCCAGCAACGTAGAACAGCGAAGCAATTCGTTCACACTATGGTCAAACCTAATGAGTCGAAGAATAAGACTAAGATGATTGGCGGGAAGACTGTGACCGAAGCGCAAGCCAACTATGCTGCTGCGGAGTACATCAAGCAGAATCCTAGTGCCTTTTCGGAAGAGAAAAAACAAGACTAAGTAGACCTTACGCCTTAGATGGTGTGAGTTAGCGAGGGAGTGAGTTGAGAGAAATCTTGGCTTGCTCCCTCTTTTTGTGTCTAAAATTAAACGAAAGGAAAGTTATGTCAGAATTATTATTTGATGAGCCAACAGAAACTCGTGAAGAGAGGGAGAAGCGATGGAAGGAATTTGTTCGTCGTATCCAAGACAGGGAGCACGATGAGATGGTTGCCGAAGAGATGAGGAAAGACCCTCTGTGGTGGGATAAAATGGAAGACTCCCTTGAACAAAAGAACCGTCGGATGGCGGAGAGGCAAGGAGATAAGTTATGTTAGAAGAAAAGAAAATAACCAAAGTCCTATCTGAGAATGGGGACGATATAGTTGGAGAAGTAGTTACGGAGAAGTACAGTGACGGGCGGGTGGTTCACACATACTACCATATTGAAGCCAATCACAGCAGAACCCTAGCAAATGTCTGCTTTGGGCCGATGCGCTTTTCATTAAAAAAAAGCTGCCAGCGTGGCTTGTCAACGGTCAACCTCAATCAATCCTTGAAAGAAATTAAAATGACAACAAACATACACACAAGAATATCACTAACAAACGATGACACGCGAGACATCACAATTCGCATTATGGAGCATCTGATTGAAAAGCTCCAATGGGAGCCAGCAATGGAAGAAGGCGACCCCGGCGAGTGGTATCCATTCGACTTGCAAGATGAGATTCACGGCATCATCAATCAATCCTTGAAAGAAATTAAAATGAAAAACACACTAACAAACAACGAAGCTCAAAACCTACTCGACGCACTCAAAGAATGGAATGAAGTGTGCGAGCCAAAAGAACTAGAAGAAAACGAAGTTGGCTTGAACTGCGAACGCTAC